GAATATCCACCCCCTCCAACCCCGTCTGCACCAACCCCGCTGCCCCAGTAGCCCCGGTGATAGATTGCCTGAGTAGCTCAAGAAGGCTTGGACGAGAAGACGGAAACTGGAGGATATCATCCAACCCCCCGGTCACCCTACCCGCTGCCGTCTCCGCTCCGGTTATGTCCCGAGTTAGATCGTCGAGGGTGATATCTCCCAACCCCGCGGTAATGTCGCCGGCAGCACCAGTAGCCCCGGTGATAGATTGCCTGAGTAGCTCAAGAAGGCTGTCCTGACCGCCTAGCCCGGGGAGGCGGATATCATCCAACCCCCCTGTCACCCTCCCCGCTGCTATCTCTGCGTCGGTGATACCACCCGTCAGATCGTCGAGGCTGATATCTCCCAGTCCAGCGGTAATGTCCCCCGCTACCCCGGTAGCCCCGGTGACGGATTTCCTGAGGAGTTCGATCAGGCTTGGGCGAGAAGACGGAAGCTGGAGGATGTCCTCCAACCCCCCGGTCACCACACCCGCTGCCCCCGTCGCATCCTTAACTCCTTGGGTAAGGAGGGAGAGATCTACTCCTTCCAACCCCGTCTGGACTCCACCAGCGGTACCAGTGGCATCGATGATGGATTTTCTCAGCAGTTGAAGGAGGCTGTTGGGATCACTGAGATCGGAGATGGCCCCTAAGCCTCCCCCTACTGCCCCTGCCGCGCCAGTAGCTCCGGTGATAGCGTCCTGCAAGAGTTTCAGGATATTGGTGGGGTCGGTGGGGTCGGAGATGGCCCCTAAGCCTCCCCCTACTACCCCTGCCGCTCTAGTGGCATCGTCTATCCCTAGAGTGAGGGGGTCGAGATCGATGTCTCCCAGGCCCGTCTGAATACCGGAGACCTCTCTTCCAGCACCAAGAATACCCTCTTGCAGTTGCTGGAGGATACCCGGCCCAAACCCGCCTTCACCTCCCCGCTGATTGATCAGGGCCAGGGCATTGCGTATGGACCCCGCATCAGTCTGGGCCGCTCCTATGTCGGTGGAGAGGGTGCCGAGACTGGGGATCTGCAACCCCTGAATTTGTTGGGTGGCCGCGATGGTGGCCTGCCTCAAGGGGTCCATGATAGCGGGCAACTGTCCCGGGGTGGGGGCTCCCCCTCTTGCTAGCAGGGCCAAGAGCTCGAGGATGTCACTATCGGGTTTGGTCTCACGGATGAGCCCCTGGATGTCTGCCCGAAAGTCCCCAATGCCGATGTCTTTGATCTCCTGTCCAAAAGTCTGAAGATCAGGGAGCTGGAACTGGTCCAACTCTCTCAGGTCGGGTCGGAGGGCGTTCATCTGCTCTATCACCCCCTGCAACAGCCCGGTCCCTTGGGCCTCATTGAAGGATCCACCCGCCAATCTTTGAGAGTTCGCTACGGCCTGTGCCAGCTTGGCCGCATCCCCACCTGATCTGGTGAAATTGCTCAGGGAGGAAGGCACCTGGAAGGCTTCGAGGGCGGCGGCGGCGGTGGCCGCATCTCCCAACGTCGTGGCCGTGCCTCCGAAACCCGAGGGGAGTTGGTAACCACCAGGTTGGCCGGCGAAGCCCGTTAAGGCATCAACGCTTTCCCTCGCCTTGTAGAGGTCGCTGAAATCAGCCTGCAAATAGAAATCTCGGAGACGATCCATCTCTTCCTGGGTGGGCATGCCTTCAACGGGCGTCCACGATGGATCGGCTGGACGGAGGAAGTTGGAAGCGTCAAACACCCCCGTCCCCGAGGGGAGGATGTTGAAACTCTGGCCACCGGGGTAGGTGTAAAGGCTTTCGTAACTACCGATCAGTTCAGGGAAACCTTGTTGGCTGAATAGTAGGGGCTGGCGATTTCCCACTGCTCTACTGGGATCAGTACTGAAGTCTCCAAACGTCCCACTTTGCAACAAGGACCGTATTGCCTCGGGCTGGCTAGACCACGCGGACCTCCCACCGCTTGTGCCCGGGAGTGATCCTGGAAAGTTCCTGTTGAACAGGTTGACATTGTAATCGGTGGGAAGCTGGAAAGAAGGCATCAGTCAACCCCTAATTTTCTGGTTCGGATGCGGCCCAAGGGCAGGTAGACGGGGTGAGTCCGCCGCATGGTAAAGAACTCGTCGATATTGTTGTTGCTGAACTTCAAGGAGGTATGGGGGTCGTAGCCGGTAAGGTCGGTATCTATCGACATCATCCGCACCGTCCCCAACTCCTCCTCGTCCAATTTATTCGTGTCGAGCGTGAACCCTCCTCCGTCAACACTGAAGTCAATGGAGGTACCGTCAATGCCCGATGACTCCTGCTGCACGGTGATAGTGAAGCCTCCGGTGGAGTCGAACCAGTTGCGGGCATAGAGCCACCGCACCGTATTAGCCGACCCCTCTGGAGCGGGGGCGGCGGTGGTGAAGTTGGCGAAGATGGCTGTCCCCGTATCCGAGTCGTCGTCATCGTTGTAGACACTGGCTGGGGCATGGTCTTGCACGGTCCCGCCAATACTCCCTGAGTTATCATGGGTGCCGAAGTGAGGACGCCCGTCAATCAGCCCAGCGCAGTTGCGAGTGAAGTGAGTAGAACTCCCCACATAGGGTCCAAAGAAGGCCTCATGTTGCACCGACCAGATGATCACTTCGTTGGGCTCTGCCTGTCCCGTGCTACGAGCTATCCAGAACCAGGCTTGGTTCTTCAGCGGGTAGTAGAGGGCAAAGCTCTGGGGGAGGCGAGTGGAGGGGACCGTGTCCCAATAGTCGTTATCCAGCCCGTCCGAAACCTTTTCGATCACATCCCCACCGTCCCAAGTATAGATCCCGTCTTCGCGGATGAACATCTGTACCTCACCCGGGAGCAGGACAATGCTCCTACCGGAAACCGTGCCGCGATTGGTAACCTGTTCCTGCTGGAAGGGGATAGAGGTGTTGCCCGTGGGGGTGATGGCGTGGATACCGGTTTCGGTATGCACCGCCAGGGACTCCCTGAGCGCCACCAGTCCGGTGACCGGATTACCAAACCGCAGGAACGAGGTAGCGACTATGGTGTCGGTGTCGCCAATATCGGTATACCATACTTGATCGTAGTCCGTGTCGGTGTTGCCCCACCAGATGCGGTTATCGAAGAAGGCCACCCACTTGGCGGTGGTGAAACGAGAATCCACATCGTTAGCTGCTTGAGTAGCATTACCAGAGGACCCGGTGCGCTTGAAGGGGAGGTTTACCCCATTGGTCAGGTGAAGCACCCCATTCCCCTCATCCACCGCCCAGTCAAAGGTATTGTCGTCCCCCGCGGTGATGGTGACATCGCCGGTAATAGATGACCAGGCATTTCCGGTATGCTCGTAGATCAACGCACCCGCCACCATGAAGACCTCTGTGGTGGAAGGGGGGATGCGGTATTCCCCACAAGCGGTGACGGTGGGATTGCCGTCGATAGGATCCTCGGTTTTGTAGGAGACGGTCCCCAACCTCTTCTTGAGCTCCCCGGAAGATCCCAGCTCCATATTCTGCATCGAAGAGATACCTCCCTCCTCGAGCTCCTCCGGAGCCTTGTTGTAGAACACCCCATCGGTCCAGGGGCCGAGTTGGGAGTCGCCTTTTTCAGCCATCAGCTAGCAGCGGACAAGCCGCCCTCTTGGGGGAAGAAGTTGAAGAAGGGGGACGAGTCCCCTCGGTGGTACTCTCGATTGCCCCAGATATTGATGTTCTGCTCGAGGGCTCCCTTCATGGTAGTCTCGAACTCCGCCCGTTCGATCAAGGCCCCTTCGGTGTCCCCCTTCTCCTGCTTGAACAACTCGGTGGCCCCAAAGATCAATCCCTGTTGGAGGACCTGTGGGAGCCAGCGATCCAGGGCGGTGGAGTCGTCGGCGGAGGTCCAGTCCGGGATAAAGGACAGGTAGCGGTAGCGGATCACATCCCCGGTGGTGTCGTGGATGGGGAACATCCGGATGACCACCTTGCCAGTGGAGGCATCCATGCCCTCGATGGTGACGATATCGACATCCCCGGTCTCCGAACGATCCGGATCTACCTGGTCGAGGGAGTCCCACGGCACGATGAACAGCACCTGGTTATTGGAGTTATCGATGAACGAATGGGGCGAGACCACATCCGAGGCCAGTTGGTAGGTCTGGGTTGGAGAGGCGGCTGCCACTACCGTAGCTATAGCGGTACCCGAACTGGTCAGGGCTTCGTCAGCTACAAAGGCGGTGCTGTTCTCCGAGATGATCAGGAGGGTGGTGTCGGCGTTGGTGGCGTCGTAGGAGGAGTCAATGGTGGCCGACCCTAACCCGGCCCCCGTCACTATATCACCCGCCACAAAGGGCCCGGAGGTAATCCCACTCACCGTCAAGGTCTTGGTGGTGGTGAAGGTGGTGGTCTTGGCCTGCCACCACCACTTGGCCCGGGTGTTGATGCGCTTGGCGACGATAGACAGATAGACCCTAGCCTGGTTTGAGAAAGTGGTGTTTGTTTCTCGCAAACCGGTGCGTTTGGCGGTAACGTCGATGGCTTCTTTGAGGGTCATAGGTCTATCCTGTCTACAATTGGCTCAAGCCAGACTGGCAACACTGAACCACCCCCCGTTCTGGTAGACCTGCACCCGCTCCAACGTTTCATTGTAGACCACCATCCCATTGACGGCGGTCAAGGCATCCCTCTCCCCAGTGGTCAGGGAAGGGAGTTGTAAGAATCCCGTCCCTGACTGGAGCTTCAGTCTTTGGGCCTCCAGGTGATTGAAAAGGCCCACCTCGCCGTAGTGGACGGCCTTTTTCTGGAGGCGGTTGGCGCGTGGTTTGGCCATACATATTACATCTCAGCCAGATTGGCCATCTCTTCCGCGTCACGCGCGGTAGCCGTTCGAGTCGCGCCTTCTCCGGTCTGGTTCCTATGCCATTGGGCCAGGACTAGCTCCTTAGTGCCAGACGCCTCTACGGCCTCCGATACTTCAGGCTCCCAAGGAGTTCCATCCGAGTTTGGAGGATGAATGATCTCGCCGGCACTCATGGCGATACGCTGGGCTTCCGCGTTGCTGCCGCGAGACTTGGCCTTAGTAACAACCCCGCCAAGATTCAGCACTCGCAGCATCTTGCTCTTCTGATCCGGAGTAGCCCGCATCAAGAGCTCAAGGTATTCATCCATTCCCTGCGAAGAGTCCTCAGCAACAGCCCTGGGAACAGCCTCGCTCTCCTGCACCACAGAGGTTGCTACGAAGGTCGCTTCCTGTAATGCATCTTCAGCCATGATTATCCTTTCAATTTGACAGGAGAAGGAGGGCCCGAAGGCACCTCCTTCTCTTGTTGTTGAACTTGGTTAGGCCACCAAGCCTTGGAGTACAACACCACAATGCCCCGTAGTGTCTGGAGCATAGCAAGCGTATCCAATAAGAGGCTCGGTCTCTGCATCCTTGAGCTGGATTGCACCGGCAACACCATCAGACAACGTCAGGTTGTCACCAATCGCAATAGTTCCATCCGCAAGGATTGTGGCAATTCCGGCAGTCTGAAGCCACCCATAGTAATTAGCAGTAAACGCAATCGGCGTGACGCCAGAAACAACATAATCCGTAGCAGCAGTAGCGCCTCTGACCTTATACCACAGACTACCAACAATGGCAATATCAGATGATGTAGTTAAGGCAACCTTGAGTGGATCATACAACTCAATATCCACCTTGCCACTAGTCGTTGCGCCTGTTGCACTATTGCTCTTAATGCGATACTGGATGCCCTCACCGGCATCATCAGTAATTTGCAGCAAGGCACCCGAATAATCATTCGCACTTATGCTTGCAAGGGTAATCTGGACCTTTGAA